TCTCCTGTTGTAAGGATTCGAGCATATCGTCCTTTATCGTATCGGGCGAGATAGTGGGCGAGCATCCTGAGCTCAATACCACTAAGATCGGCAGAGACCAGAACTTTAGTAGGTGTAGCCGTAAATAATTTTCTAAATCGTTCATCACTTGGTACTTGTGCGAGGTTTGGTTTTCTGTGTGCACATCGAAATGTGTTGGTGGCGACAGAACAATGGTGGTGTATCCTGTTACACGTCGTAACAAGCTTCTGCCATGCGTTCACGCCTTCCGAGATCATCCCCAATTTCTTGGTAATATCGAGACATTGAAGAAACAACTGGGCTGTCTCCGACCCAATATCCTTTAATACAGTCTCGTCTACTACAGGTTTCCCTGTTGCTGTCATCTGTGTCGGTTTCCAGTTTTCGTGTGTCTTCAGTATCCATGCTATGTGGTCTCGTGAGGTGGGGTTAAGTTGTTTAAGTTTTGTAAATGGGCATCCTTGTATGTACCCTTGTGTCCTGTTATTTCGCTTAGGTGTAAACACTGCTCCAGCAACGAACCCGTATTTTCTGCGTAATACTTCTGTAGCTTCTTCCAATTCTCTTCTGAGAGTTGATTCGAGTTCGTAGGCTGCTCGTGTGTCGAAATACCATCCATGTTCTTCTTGTCGTTGTAATATGTGTGCGACTTGGTGTTCTAGTTGAACCCAGTCAGGTAGGGCTGGAAATGTTGGCATAATTTATTTGTAACAATAACGTCTTGTTCGCAATAGTCCTCCATCTCCTTGCTCCATTCCAGCCAGTCGGAAGTCTCTCCAAAGTTCCCCTTGTATTCTCCCAACCTGTAGCCGTATGACTCCAAAGAGTGGCGACCATACAGTTTGGTAGGCATACCTGTGTGCTGTGCGTTTCTGTCGGTATTCAGCATGTCAGCGTGGTATAGCCTTGATAGTATAAGTGTATCTACAATCACACCCTTTGGTTCAAAGAAAGGGTAGATATGTTTTATCACTGGCAAGTCAAAGCCAATGATGTTATGTCCTATAATAGTGTCAGCAAGTTCTAGATACTGAACTCCTCTGAGTATAGGATCTGTTTGTCCTGTGTCGTTGTATCTTGTAATCTCTCCTGTCTCGTAGTCCATGGTAACAAGGCAGTGGATCTCTTTATTTCTTGCCGTTATCGGCGTTGTTTCTAGATCGAACAGGAGGGTGATAGGTTTTGTCTCTGAATTGTGCTCTTTCAATGTCTGTCTCCGTAGGTGGTTCGGGTCTTATCAGTCTAGAAGTCGACTGTTGGGTCAAACTCTGGCTGTTCTGTTGTCTTATTTTCATAAAATTTGCAAGTGGATAAATCATAATCTAATCGTGTAGCGACTCCAACCTCTCCTGAGTGACGGTTCTTAAGAACTCTAACAGTTGTAGTGTTGTTTGAATCTTCACTTTGTTGGTCTCTCTCCAAAGCGATGACGCAATCGCTGATCTGAGAGATCGAATGAGAGCCTCGTAGTTGTCCGAGGGATACACGTCCTCCCTCCTCGTGCGAATTACTGTCACTGTTGCTTCTCCTTAAATGTGATACTAAAAATAATGTGATGCCTGTACGCTCTACTAAACTACGTAGTCTAGTCATGGTGGAATCTATCATTCTTCTCTCATCGCCGTCAAGTCCTGACAGTAAGATGCTGAGGTGATCTAGGAATATAACACGACATTCCAGTCCACTGGCAAGGTATTCGATCCTGTTGTAAATAACATCCGGGTCAAAGCTACCAAAGCCATCGAAAAGAAATACGTTCCAATTAGCAAGCGTATTATCGAAATGTTCTTTGAGTTCATCTTCTTCGTGTTCTCCGATGTGAAGTGCTTTACCTACAGCTGCTGACATCAAGCCGAGAGCTGTACGTTTTGTATTTGACTCTAGTTCTAAGACACCTACTGTCTCTCCGCATTGACAGAGTTGTGACGCTAGGTCTCTTACGAACGAAGTCTTACCACTGCCTGTACCAGCTGTGATAGTAATTAGTTCTCCATACCTGATACCATGTAACATATCATTGAGACCTTTGTATTGATACTCATGAGCACATGGTGGTGATGGTTCAGTTACTACATCAAATAAACTCTTACCATCTAGGATTCCGTCTGGGCGGTATGGCTTGGCGTCCCAGATGGCTCGTCTGATTGCATCAGCGTCCCCAGCTTGGAGAGCGTCTGAAGCATCTTTGTAATTGTCAAGTCTAGCAACCTTAACCCTGCCGGAGGGGAGTATTCCCGAGGCAGATTCAGTGGCCGCACGCCCTGCGTCGTCGTTGTCGAAGAACAGGACGATTTCTTGGTATCCCTGTAAGAATGGGATTTGTTTTTGTAAGTCTTTCTTGGCACTTGCCGCACCATGAGGTAAGCTGACCATCGGCCAACCTGACATAACCTCGTAACAAGAGGCGGCATCTAGCTCTCCTTCAGTGATAACAATTCGCTTGCCACTTGTAGGAAATAAGTGTTGACCAAAAAGCGTATCTGTAGATCCTCCTTCGTAATGGAAGTCTTTTGATTTAGTCTTGATTTTAAAGCCAACAACTGTCCCATCTGCTCCGTAATATGGGAAACGTAGGGTGTTACCATATCTGTAGATTCTGTAGAAGTTGTTGGTTCGTTCGCTGATTCCTCGCTTTTTAAGGGCTTCGGCTTCTCCGAGGAATCTTGCGGTTGTTGTTCTGTCATTTGTCATTATGGGTGTATTGTTGTCCCCGTCTGCTGGGGTGTATGTCTGGCACGAGAAACAGAACGTGTGTCCGTCAGAGTAACGTGAGTTAGCATCTGACGAGCCACAGTTAGGACATGGTTCATGTGCCACAAATTCTGATTCTGTGTTCATGTTAACCAATCTATGGGGATTGCGTGTACTGCTGCCCACTTGATGCCGTGCTTCTCACACCACTGGGCATAGGTTGTTTTGGATTTCTTGCTGATCTTGTTGAACGGAGCTTGAAATACCATACGCAAGTCTATATCTGGATTGTCTCGCACGACAGCTAGTATCTTGCGTCTGTCGGCGGCATCCCAGAAACCTTTGGTCTCTAGGTATATGCCATTGGGTAGGATAAAGTCAGGATTGTAGTGATGCTGTATCACATACGAGATCTTGTGTGTCTCATACTCATACACCACACCAATCTGCTCGAGAAGATCGCCGACTTGCTTCTCTAGCTTAGACCTAAAAGTCCTCTTCTGAATCGTCATCTTCAGCTGGAGGTACAGTCGCAGGTGCAGGGGCTGATGTCTTGAAGCCTTCTGTAGTACCGAACATGTCGGCTACTGCTTCTTCATCCATGCTGTCTGTATCAACAGCAGCTCCTTCTCCTACAGCTACAACCTGTACGCCAAGTAGCTTAAGACTACTACCATAGGTGACTCCATCTCTGAGGATATAAGGCTTCTGAAAGAAACCAAGCTTAACTGTAGATCCGCCATATAATGGTGTCTTCTTATCTGTGATAGGTGTTCCCTCGGTGTCGACTACGCCGGGTCTCTTGTCCTCTCCCCATGAGAACTTAATTTTGTATTTACCTTCAGCTACCTCTTCCCATGGTGTTGGCTTGAGTGTAGCTCTCTTTGGGTTCTTCAACTTGGACTGTGCCCATGTAAGGACAGCTTGTCTCTCAGTCTCAAGTGCGTCGATCACTGTCTCGTCTACAATAGCAGCGAGTGAGTAACCGAACTTACCGGGTTCAAGTATGGCTTGGAAGCCTTCTAATTTAATTTCGTCAGTAACGTGTACGTTCTTGGGCATTTTAGCAAAAAAAGTAAGTTGATTCAATAACCGTCTCAGGCTGTAAGTCGCCTATGATCGGTGGGTCTGTCTCTGCTCCGATCTGTCGGGCAAAGTCAATGAGATAGTCATGTTCTGCAAAGAGAATCATGTACTTCTCCCTTATTATAGCAGATAGTTTATCCATATCACAACATCTGCTTAACACACTGTCATGAATTAGTGCGATTGGTTCATCAAAACTACGCACAGCGAGGTGTAAGAGTGATGCGTCAAGACTGTGTATCAGGTTGGGTGCAGTAGCTGCCTTGTGCCTACTGAGATCGACGTCGTTTGTCTCATCTGTAGCAACACTAAGTTGACATCTGCCGAGAAGTTGTAGGTCTAGACGTTCTACTTTCTTCTTCATAATCCGTTGCTTGACAACGAAGCCTGATGGTGTTGTCCATTCCACGTAGTCTGCTCCACGCTTGATAGACTTAGACACCTCTGTCTCGATCCATTTCATAACTGACATCGGCCCGGGCACGATCATGTGCATGGCTTCACGTACAGCTTTGACAATGGTGGTGAGGTCATCTTTATCGACCTCTACACCTTTCTCTTGTAGTGCTTCCTTGATGTAAGACCTATTTGAGAATGGTTTAGCGTTGTATGGTATAGTCATAACAGTACGTTTGACACACTTTCTATCCCATACAGGGTGTACACTGGTTGGAATCCCTAAGCTTAGTGCTGTCTCTGCCACTTTAGCATAAGCATCTTGTGGCTTATCAGAGGGGACGACATTGACCAGTGTAGCAGTGGACTTATCCCGAGCCAGACCAGCAAGTATTTGCAAGCCTGAGCATGTAGCGTCGGTTGCCACAGGTAGTGATGTAGTATGTCTATCCTGTTTAATACAACAGTGATAGTACTCATCACAGGCAGCTAGAAACTGCCATGGTTCTTCTGCAACCTCCCACTCACCTAAGAAAGCAATGGGATTGGTTGCGACAGCTGAGACAAGTGAGACATTATCTCTTGTCCACTCAAGTCTCTCTTCCATAGTAGCTTTGTCAAGACCATAACTGGTAGCAACTTGGAAGGCAAGCCATTTCTCAGACACCTCGTCTGCTTCATCAGCAAACTGTAGTAAACTTTTTCCAAAGTCTGTGTCTTGTGGTGTAAGAAAGGCAGGGATAGGGTATGCACGACCACGGTAGTCGAAAGACCAAGGTATATAAAACACTGTGTCCTTGTAACGACGTACCGCTTCCATGGTCATGCGGGTGCGACAGGATCTCTTGAACTCTGCTGCTCGCTTATTCATTACTTCTGCCGCTTCCCTACGATACCTCTTACGGGATTCTTTGTTTTCTGCTATGTCGTACGGCTTTGGTGGCAGTTCGTAATTTATTATCGGGAGAAACTTACCTATACTAATACCCCTTTCCTCTAACAGCATAGCTGTATCTACTATGAACGGGTTTAACCGATATTTTACCTGTTGTATTTTGTTGAGAAAAGCTATAGGTATTTCCCCCTGTATACGGGAGGGATCGCCTCTACGAACTAAGTCGTGACCTTGCATTAGCTCATTTAACATATAGCCACCGGGTGAGTCGTTAGTCCAGTCCTTCGGAGGTATCAACATCGGCCACGCAAGCGGTGAAAAAACCTCTGCATTTGCCATGACTTGATCCTTGATGTCCATAAACTCTGCGGTAGGTGCAATAAATACAGTAGTCTTACGACCAGTACGCATGCGTTGCTTGTAAAACCAACCACTTGCTTGCATAATACAGTCAAGTAACCATGCACCTAGCTTGATACGTATGGCTCTACCCCATGGTGTCCATTGTTTGACTCCATATCTGTTCATCAACGTCTTGATAACAGTGAGTTTCTGCTGTGTACCTATTGCTCTGTGCCAATAGTTTTCTTTAAGTGTTGCCAGTAGTGCTGGTGCGTTCTCTTCGTAGTGTCGCATGTTACATTCGTCTTCGATAGCCCTACCAATGGCTTCGCAAACATTCGTTGCAATGTTACAACCTTCCTTGTAACCGAACACTTTATCAAATGTAATCTTACATGCAATACTAGCCGCAGCCAATGGCTCGATTGTAGCGAGGTATATGTGTATGTCCTTGAACGCTGCTCCATATTTACCCTGATGTATCTTGGTATTTGTCGAAATGATCTTGTCAACCACAAGTGGTAACAAAGTTTGTAACGAGGCTATACCATATATACTTGCAGATGCGTAGTTCTGTTGCTCTAGCTTGAGTGTCTGATCTCTAAGACGCTTCAGCCCCTGAGAAATCTGTGTCCTCTCCAGCTGTATCTGCTGGTCTATCTGCTCTGGTGTAACATATGTCATCTAACTGGTCTCGTATCTGGTTGTAAAGGTGTTTATATACCTCACTGTAGTGTGGGTGTGATTTTGGTAGCATATCTAACGCCTGTTTTTCATAAGTGTAGACGTCATCACTTGGGATAAAAGTTTTCTTTGTCATTGTCCGTGATGTATTGTTCTGGTTTAAGGTGTTGTATGTGATCGTGTGTACATACTATGAGTTCATGCTCTTGTCCAGCTAACAACTTCTTCAATCTGCGACCAGCTGCGTCTGGTCTGATGTATGTGTACTCCTTGACTTTGCCAGTCACGCAGTGTTTTGTACGTATGATAATATCGTATGGTGGACTGATAACCCAACCATTCATCTTCCAATCCATGAGGTCATCATACTCAATGCTCTCGAACCATTCGGCAGGGCATTTGGATATTTT